GACAGGTACCTGATTGCCAGAGGGCTCACCCGTACCCTGCGAGGACTCGACGGCGAAGGAGGTGGGAGGGTCAAGGCTCTCGACGAAGCAACCCCCTGCTCGTTGATTGGCGTTCTGTACCGTCGTGATCGTCGCACCGCCTAATGCCGGTAAGGTATAGCCCCAGACGATAGCACCCGTCCCGCTGTCCCAACTCTTCAGTGGCACAATATAAAACAACCCATTGGAGAGACCCACCCTCACCACAGGATCAGGAACGCCAGAGGTCAGCGTTGCGCCGTTGATGGTGCCCGTCCCTCCCGTCAATACCAGAGGCGAGGCGGCAAGCTCTTTCCCCAGGGCAGAGGCGAAGGGACCTTTCCAGTCGGCATAGATGCTCTCTGTGGCGATGATCTTACACATCAACTCAAAGAACTTTTGTCCCGGCCGGGAGGCATAGGTCGCTCTGCGGGTATTCTTCTGGGTGTTGTTGACCCTCTTGTTACGCCCAAAGCGGCGCTTCGATTCAGAGTACCCTCGCCCATTGGTAAAGGCGCCTGGTGCACCTCGCACGGCTGCGGTCTCTGCCGCAAAGTTGTGTAGCTGCACATTGGTAAGTGCGCCTTGATCGGTCAATGCCATCGCAAAACTCCTTTACTTAAACCTCGCGGGGTTGACCCCACTCTAAATCAAACGGAACAATCACAGTGCGCGGACCTCGCCGCGTCTTGGCTGCTATCAAACTCCGCACAGGCCCCAGGTCAGAGAGCGCCGCCAGTCTTCGACGGCAGAGGGCATCCTGGATATCCGCGACGTCCTCTGCAATTTGCACCTCGATGCCTGCGCGAGAGCTCTCGTTGGGGTTCACCAGGTGCAAGGGGTACCCTATCGAAATCTCCAGCAGCGCTCGATGCCAGGAGACGTCGCGATTGCTGTTGCAGCGCGGGGTCAGGCTCTCCCCAAGCCCTACCCGAAAGCCTCGCAGTAAGGAGGGAAGCTCTGCCGAGTCGAGCGGCATCGCCCCGTCCCAGACCTTAAAGGGAAAGTTATCGCCCTCTGTCCTCGGGACGATGGCAGGCATCGTCGTGATGACCTTCTCGATGATGAGGCGAATCATCGAGGCCATTAGAGTATCTTCCTGATCTTGCCCAACCGCGCCTGCCTGGGGCTGTCATAGACCGGCTCATCGTTGGGCATCGCGACAAAAGCCTTTGAGAGGTTGGCGACCTCTGGTGCATTGGTCTCTACCCAGGAAATCTTCTTATCGCGCAAGAGCACGAGCTCCCTCTTTGCTGAGTCGTAGGGCTCTTTGATGTGGAGGGGCATGGGGGTGCCAGGCCAACTCCTTTGATAGAGGTAGGCATGGCAGATGGCAAAGGTCGCGTCTGTCGCCTGCGCAGGTACCACTGCCCAGGGAAAGCCAAAGGTACCTATGGCGTAGGTGTTGACGGCGCTCTCTGCATCGGCGATGGCAGCGGCCACCTTGACGGTGTCCAATGGATTCGAGCGGGTCAACCGCAGGAGTTCCGCTGCGCTGATGCGCTCCTGTATCTGTGCCAACGTGAGATAAGCCAAGAGACCCCTCCTTACGCAATCGGTGCGCTGAACAGATACCCGGCCTGGTCGTTCACGATATGGGCGTAGTCGTCGATCATGGAGACCTTGATATCGGTCCCACCATCGCTGCCTTTGTCCAGGTTGGGGATGAGATAGGTGCGCAGCGGGAGGCCTTTCAGCTTACGCCGGAACGTCACGTTGTGGCCCGTGCTCCCCATATAAGAGGGCTTTGGGTTGATGAAGTGGAGGATGGCGAAGTTGCCCCAGATAAAGGTCTTGGTGTCTTTCTGTTTGACCTTGGTGGTTCGCTTTGCCTTGCCCACCACGATCTTATCGACCTCTAAGAGTTCAGCCAGTTGCTCGATCTTTAGCTGCGCCGCCGCTTTGGTAGGTACCACGGCAGCGATGAGGTTTGCGTTGGTCGAGAGACCCCGATAGACGGTCCGACCCAGGGTAAGCTGCAAGCCAAAGCCTTCCTCGACCATCGCGTCCTTGGCGTCGTTGATGACGTCTACGATCTGCTTCACCGTCGCAGTGCCCCACTTGTTGACCACGGTGAGCTTCATGTTCGCGGGGTAATTGGCTGCCGTGGTCAGCTTGGTTGCCACTGCGACCTCTCGCTTTCGCAAGACCACATCCGTCACCCGCTCGACCGCCAAGTCAATCTCTGGCAAGCCAATCAAGTCGCCCTCCTCCTCTACCTCCGCAGAGATAAACTCCTTGTGAGCAAAGGGGCGTGTATCAAATTGATTGCGTTGGCGCTTGCCCTTGGACTCTGAGACGGCAGCTTCTTCGCCCGCCTCAGTCTCGTACTCATCGAAGTCGTCGGTCTCTCCAAAGCTATAATAAAAGCCGCTCTTTGATTCCACTTCACAGACGGGGCTCACTTCGTCTGCAATGTATTTGCTGTTACGGTATCGAATGGCAAACCCGCTCAATGTACGGTTTGCCTGATATTGTGCTCCGGTTGGCATCTGTCACTCCTTCTGTGCCGACTGTGCGACACTGTTACAAACTAATTCATGCTAGGACTAAGCCACGGTCATACGGCCAGACTCTCGCCAGGCCTGCGTGCCTCCGATTTCACAGAGCGTCAGCTTGAGCATGTCGCCAGCGGCTGACACGAAATCCACCGCACCGTCTAAAAGAATCACGATGTTAGTACCTGCGGTTGCGTTGTTGTGATCGACGGTAACAACGCCCGTGAAATACAGAGTGACCTCTGCCCCGTTTTGCCAGGTGAGGTTCGAGACGTGGTTGATTTGCGTCACGCCGGTTATCTCAAACACATTACCGTCGCTACCTAAAACCAAGTCATTCGCAGAGGCCACGTCTGCCCCCTGCTTGTGAAGCACCCGCGCAGATGCGGTGAGGTTGCCACTTAACGCTAAGGTCGTCGCCACGAGGGCTGTTGTACTAATCTGACCTTTTCGCGCGACCTCTCGCCATGCCTGCGTGCCGCCGATTTCGCAGAGCACCAGCGTCAGAGAGTCACCGGCTGCCGCCACAAAATCAGCGGCACCCTCTAAGAGGATCGTGATGTCGGTGCCAACGGTTGCCGTGTTGTGCTTGACCGTTGGCGTAGAGGTAAAGAGCAGGGTGACCAGCGACCCGTTTTGCCAGGTGAGGTTCGAGATAAGCTGCACCTCGGTAACCCCGGTAACCTCGAAGACGTTGCCATCACCCAGCACGAGGTTGTTCGCAGAGGCCACGTCTGCCCCCTGCTTCTCCAGCACCCGCCCTGAAAAGGTGGCGTCACCCCCTACCGTCAGGTCATCTGCTACTGCCAGGTCATCGCCGGAGGTCCCGACGCTTGCCAACTGCGGGTAGAAGAGAATGGAAATAAAATCTCCCAGGGTGGCGCCTGCTTCTGTGCTGCGCCCTACCAGTTGGGTGGTCTGCCCTGCGGTGTAGGTGGCCTCGATGGCTCTGCCCGAGGCATCGACCATCAGGTCTTTGTCGGTAGCCACGGCAGCGCCAATCTCTACCAGGACCAGAGAGCCTGGGATGCTGTAGTACTGGACCGTGTCTGTGGTGGCGGCGTCGGTGTCTGGAGCGCTGACCCCAATGACGCGATCGACGTCGCTGACAGAGGCGGCCTTTGCCGTGACAGCTAAAGCGACCTCTGCCATGCCATCGGCGTTGACGCCTGCGGGCTTTACAAATCGGCACGCAGGGATGGCGCCATCTGCCCGCGCGCTCATCATCCCGACGCTATTTACTTTGGTTCCCTGGGTCATGGTTTTCTCCTACTGGGGAATTCCCCAGTGTTGGGGCGCAGCATGCTACGCCCTTACTGTTTGCCTCCAAAGGAGACGGGTTTTACTGGGCAGCCTTTAAGGGCTTCTTCTCTTTTACGTTACGAAAGGCCTGCTTATAGGCATCGCTGCGAGACAGCTTTGGATTGAGTTCCAACAGGCGCTTCTCTTCCTTCTCGACTTCGGTTGCCAGGGCATCACCGTTTTGCTCCTGGTGGTCCTCCAACCTGCGACGGCTGTCAGGGTTGGCGGCGGGAGGCTTGGCATCAAGCGGCTTTGCCTTCGCGACCTTCTCTCGATAGAGGGTGATGTTTGAGTCAAAGAGTTCGCGCGCAAAGTTCTCACCCGCGCGGTTGAGATTCCGATGCAATCCCTTCTTCTCGTTACTCTCAAACTCGCTTTCCTCGTCCTCTTCTTCGGCCTCTTCGAGTTGAGCCTCTGTCGATTCTAAGAGGGTGCGCAGGTTCTTCGCTGCAACGGCCAACTCTTTGGGGGTCGCGTCTTCTTTGCAGCCAAGCTCCTTGGCAACGACTGCGAGGTCAGCACTTTGGGTTCCGGCGCCTGTCGCGGTCTCTTCCGGCCAGAGCACCGCGATCTTTTCGACGCACTCGTCGAGCTTGTCCTCAGCAACGGCGTACTCTTTGAGGACGTCTTTGACCTTGGTCTTGACGTCGTCGCCCATCGTTCTTTTTTTCCCCTGGTTGGGGATGGTTGGTTTCTTTCCTGCCATCGTTTGGGTTTCCTTTGGGATTGAGATGACTGTCCTGCTTTGATACTCCACAGTACAGCCGAAAAGTTTGGGGGTCGGACCATCGGCGCTTCTCACCTGAGCACCCGGGTCCGCGCCAATACCGACCTGGGAGTTTTCGAGAGGTGTCCATTCCGCTGCGCGATAGAGGGGCAATCGCCCTTCCTCGCGGGTCACCACATATTTGTGAACCTGATAACCGACAGAGGTTTGACGCAAAATCTTATCGACAATGTCGTTCCAATACCGATCGACCCAGGTATTTTTGGAGAGGCGAATCTTGGCGCGCCCCTGCTTCGCGACCACGTCGATGACAGCCGACCCCTCGACGTGAACCCCCAGTTGGTTATCAATCGACCATGAACCGTGGTCCTTGAAATAAGGCCCACCGTTGTTGAGCCGGCTCAAGTCTGCCCCTGCCAGGTCAAGCTCTTCTTCGACCAACCCACCCCAGGAACCCTCATCCCAGCACCAGGTGATACGCCTGGCCCCTGTCGTCCAAACAATATCGAACGACCTGTCCACGATGTTGATAGAGGGGGCTTCAATCAACGAATCGCGTCGCATAAGGGGAAGCTCAAAGCGCTTGGCATTGATGATCGCTGTCATGTGGGGGTACCTTCTGGGTTGGCGTTGGCTGGGTCTTTTGCGGGATCGGCCACTGGCAGTAGTGCGGCAGGCGCGGTGTAGGGAGGCTTCGAGGGGTCCAGCGGAAAGCCGATGCGAGACGCGACCTCTGCGACATCGATGGCTATCCCACCATTCAAGCCTGCAATGGTGGGATACATCGCCGCCGCCATCGCTGAAGCGAGGTCCTTGCCGTAGAGGGTAGAGGGCTTGCGTCGTTTATTGATACCATCCCAGATGGTGCCATCGGTTAGTACGGCACCATCGGCAGGCTCAGGCAGCGACAGGGCAGAGAGCGCATAGTCTAAGGAGACCGGGAGGCCAAGCTCTTGAGCCGACTTCAGGGCCTCCTTATCCTGCGCAAGCTTTTCGTCAGGGGTGAGGCCAAAGGCAAACTCAGGAGCAGGGGTCGCAGCGCCATAGTGAAGCTCCACCGCATACCCAAAGAGCCTGCGATAAAAGCCGGTGACCCTGCGACCTCTTCTGCCAATCGAATCGAGGCGGCTCTTCTCATTGATGTAGGCTTTGGCAAAGCTTCCCCCAGTTCCCGAACTGGTGCCGTCCTGACCAAAGAACGCCGTCGCAATGGCCTTCTGACAAGAGCCCTCTAAGAACGCAAAGAAGTCATGGCCCCCTCTGGGCACCTGCGCAATGTCCACTTTAAAGCCGGGAGGGAAGAGCCCGGCGGCGTCTGACATAAACCCTTCAATAAACTTTTCTAACTTTGCCAGGGTCGCTTTGTCATAGGCAACCGCGACGTCGTTGATATCTCCGGTGAAGGTACCGACCACGGCAGGGACAGCGAAGCGTTCGCCATAGCTCATCATCGACAACCGGCCCACCGTGTTCTTGATATAGAAAACGATGCTGACGGCTCGACCGCAACCCGCGAATTCCTTGCGCGGTGACATCGAGCGGCCAATGACCGGGATGATATTCCAGGGGTCGAACTCAGAGATGGGGGTACCAAACCAACCACCCGGCGCGCTCTCCAGCAGGATCTCGTTGGTCTCTGGCTTGGTGCGGTAGCGACGTTGGTCTAAGAGCTCGACGCCGATGGGTCGGGGGAGGCGCTCACCGATGGGAGTGTCCCAATAAATCCAGGGTAAGCTCATGCCAAAGTACATCGAGCTATCGATGAGTTCGGTAATCTCGGGTATCTCCCCAATCTCAGCCGGTGCTCCGGCCTGTTGCTCGTATTGTTTGAGGTGACCCAACCAATCCTTCACCTGGTCCGCCACCTCTTGCGCCCGCTTCTGGTCCGGGTCTCCCTTGGCAGGCGTCACCAAAAGCTCACGCTGCGAGAGCGAACCCAGGGCGATGTCGGCGTAGCCACCGATGAGCTCGTCCTTCATCAACTCCTGTTCGAGTTCCATCAAGCCAGAGAGATCACCCTGGTCGGCGGATTCATAGAGAGAAGCTAAGACGTCAGGAGTCAGGCCAGTCGAGTAGCGCAGCGCCCATCGGCGCCTGTCTTTGGGGGATTCGAGTCCTGTCTTGGGCAAAGAAAGCATGCCAATACCTTGGCACCTTTAGCTGCACTATTCTAGATCAAAAGATAAATCCGTATCTAATAGGATAGTAAGGGCTCAGCATGCTGCGCCCCTACATAGGGTATCGTTTGGAAAACCGGCGGGCTGTCTTGCGAGAAATCTGGATCGGGTCAGGGGTGGGGGTCGTGTCTCGCACGGGATACAAACGGTGTACCACATACCCCACGAGGTCAGCCCAGTGCGTGAGCTCGTTCTTGGGGTCGTCGCGCTCTTGCAGTTTAATGCCAGAGATAGACCGGATGATGTTCTTGCAGCGAGGGTCAAAGTAGAGTCGTGTCTTTCCGTTCTTTGCCTTCAGCGCCCAGTTGACCGTGTCATCTCGATTGGTTCGCCTGGGGTTCTCGGGAGGCACATTCAACGAAAAGCCATAGCTCTTCAAAATCTTATGGGCACTCGACAGGTCAAAGGTCTCAGCGCCTCGCTTCTTCCCTGTGGCATCTGGGATCATCTGGCATTGTTGGGGGTCGGTGTGGTCAATCTCGCGACGCTCACACCATTCGACCAAGGCCTGCGCATGCGCCCCGACGCTCGCCTCTCGCAGCATCGACTCATCAAAGAAGCGCAGTGACCCCTCATGCTCTTGCGCCATGCCTGCCGTTTGAGGATTGATATTGAAGTCCTTCCCGATCCAGACCTTTCGACCCGGGACAAAAGTCCAAGGTCTGATATGGGTAGACCTGTCGAACTCCGGGTGGATGGTGCCGTGTGCTTTTCGAAAGAGGCCTAAAGACTTTTCGTTGTGCTCCTCTTCGGTGAGGTTGGCCTCCTGGTCCGCAAGATAGCTGTCGGGTAGGTAGATGACGTTGTCAGCGGTCTGACATCTCACCCAAACGGCATCACCCTTCTCGCGATAGTAGCCATCGGGAAAGGTGCCGTACTCCTCTTCGAGCCATCCATTCTCAGGAATACCTGCACCGAACACCGTCAGGTGCTCCGCGTCCTTATCAGAGACACGATCCTGCGCGATGCTCCACAAGAGAGGGCAGTCCTGAATCTCCTCGCCATAGGCCCAGGCTACGGTGAGACCTTCCCCGCGTTTGGCTGCCTTCTCGGTTCGGAGATAAATTTTAGAAGTGAGAGGAGGGCCTTTCTGCTGCGGGTGATAACAGAGGATATGAGGTCCAGTGTCTTTGTCACCGTCCGCTTTGAGTTCATATAAATGAGGAGGCGCTACCTGTTGCCACTTGTCGAGGTTCAGGTCTTTCAACTGCGCTTCGGTGGGGGCGAACATCAACCCATCAGACCCGGGTGCCCATCGCCAGGTGAGCTTGGCAGCGGCATACCCGCAGGCCGTAGACTTACCGCTTCTCCTTCCACCGATGGCAAAGACCCGTCGATGATACTTGATCGAGGCAACGATTTCTTTTTGCTTGGGGCTGAGCTCGTCGATGTTCCAGCCGATGCCAGGCGGGGAACTCATTGACCTACCACCTTGAGACCCTGGGGTTTCTGCACCGGATCTTCCTCTGGCTCATACTCATCCTCCCCAAGCTCGATGCCCTTCTTCTCCAAGTGGTTCGAGAGGGCTCGATTCCTGAGCTTTAGGTTTCGGGTTTGAGCTTCGAGGAGGGCCACCTTCGCGCGCCTCTCGTTCATCTCCAGGGCGAGCTTCAGCGCAATGGGGTTACCGGCGAGTGCGAGTTCGTTGAGCTTGAGAAGGAGGGCGGTCTCATCGATCTCAGGGGTGGCAGAAGGGGAAGGGGTCGAGGCGGGAGGAGAGATAACGCCAGTGACCGAAGAGGGCAGCGCCTCAATGGGGAGGGTGACCTTCTTTTTTTTGGGGCCACTGTTGGGCCTGGCACCGCCTCGTCCCATCAGACCTTCTTTGAACGTCTTTGAAGAGACGCGAGTTCAAACAGAGTTCAAAGAAGAGCTTGGGTCAGTAGACCCCATAGGTCAAGCGGATTGAGAGGTAGGTTCAACTGGGGAATTCCCCAGTTGGGTAGGTTCACTCGAAGCTGTCCCGTCTCAAGTCAAAGGCCCCACCTCGCTGCTTGGTGTAAGCCTCTGCTCTGGCAAAGTGCTCAGACGACCACCA